CACTTCACGCGGCGACATATCGCCAAAGTTGGCATGGCCGTGAACACGGATAATGTCCGCATCGCTGATGATTTCTTCCGGTGCGCTCATGTCGTGGGTTCCTTGTCGGTTGTGAGGGCGGTGCGAAGGCTGTCGGCTTTACGCATTGCCTCCGTCATTTCGCGCTTCATTGGGTAATCCGTGATGCGTTCATCCGCGTCTTGCTGCGCCAGATCAAATTTTGCCTTGGCATCCCAATATTCAAACTCGAATTTCAGCGCCTCGGTCAGTGCGGCAATGCGGGCGGTGGCAGTTTCGTAGCGCACTGACAAATCCTGAAGATCGCCGGGGAAATCCCACGCCCTCATCATCCGCAGCGTTTCACGCACCCGCACCAACTCCGCATCACGCTCGGCAAGCTGGGTGGTGAGGGCGGTGAGCATGTCTGCAGCGGTTAATTCCATATCACCATCACCCCATGTAGACCTTTGGTGCAGGCCGCGCATCCGTAGCCGCGCCACCATCGCCACCACCTCTGCTGTCAGGGGCGCGGTATCGGGGGATGTCATTCTGTGGCCTCATTCATAATGGCTACGATCAGGCCCCATTGATCAGGGCTGACTCGGTGCGTTTCGGTTGATGCGTATCCGCTGTCAGCTTTCAGATTTACGGTTATGGTTGCATTTTTCACCTGCAAGGTGTTGGTCGGAACCGCAGCACGCCGGGTAACATCACGGGTGCCAAACTTCGGCACATTGAAGCGCTTCATATCTTCTTCGTCGTCCCACATATCCTCGATATCCATCACACACACCCCGCCTTTGCCATCGCCTTGGCGTGGGATACGGCGTCGGCTTCGGTGAGGTGGATCAAGCCTCTGGCAAGCAGCCGCTTGTCCATGTAATCGCCAGTCCAAGTGCTGCGTTGAAACCACGGATCAGTTAGCGGGGACGCGATGAATATTTGCACGCCAATAGGCAACGTCTCCCGCACAGGCTCCGGCACTTCCACGCCGTTGCAGATGATCGTGGGGCGAGGCGCGGGCTTGGCGCGGTAGATGGAGTTAGCGGCCCAAGATGGGATATTGGCGTCAAACCATTTAGAACTTCCGAAGCACTCAACGCCATGCTTCGCCGCCTTCAACGCAGCCAATTCATCCACCGTCAGCAGGCAGGTCGGGACGCGGTTTTGTGTCGGGTCAAAGGTCATGGCTGCACCGTAGAAATGCGGGACAGTTCAAAGTTCTCGTGCATACGCCCGCCCCATCTGGTGCCATTCTTCTTGACCTCAAAGCAGGTAACCTTGCCGTTGCGGATCACCCCATCCGCAATCCAGCGCTTGGCTTCACGGTCGGATGAAAAGCGCTTTGCGTAAACCACCGTCACGCCAATCTCGACGCCCATCGCCGCAAGCTGCAACCGGACATGCGCCTTGGTGGCTTCATCGGCAACGCGGGTGGCTTCCCGATATGCATCGCGCGCTTCAAGTTCAAGCTTGCGCAGTCGTTCAATTTCTTTGTTCACGGCTGCACCCCCAACATCCACATGCCAACCACCATCAGCACAACCACGGCAAAGGTTGCCGCGAACATCACCACCAGCGCCACGGCTCCGGGGGTGCCACCCTCGTCGTCAATCTCGCGCTGTGATTTGAGCGGTGGGAATTTATCAGCCGCGCGCGGGGTGTCGCCAAACATATGCACAACCATCGCATCATCGACGTGGCACATCGGGGCTTCTGGGATGGATTTGCGGGTCATTCTGCGGCCTCTTGGGGTGCGGGTTGCGGTTGGTGTGCATCGAATGCTGCGGCCATAGCTTCGGCTTGCTGCATTGTATCGCAGTAAACTTTGACAACTGCGCCAATGTCGTTGGTTATGTTCAGCACCGAAAACGTTGTGAAGTCTTTGGCTACAGCCGTTTGAGGCCGCATGAAGTCAATGAATAGGCTCATGCCTTCTCTCCCATCAAATCATGCCACGCGGGCGGAACGTTGTCGCTGTCGGCGTAGCGCTGCACGCACTCGCCAATCGCATCCCCGGTGCGGTCCATCGCCGCGCTCCCGTCAATCTCGATCACCAGCACCGTCTTGCGGCTCGGCACGTCATACGGCAGCACGATATGCTTATCCTTGAACGCTTCAAGCACGGCATCAACGGCGTCGTGGAATGTCAGAGCGTGATCTGCGATGTTGCCCCAGCCATCCTTGAACAGCTTTTTAACAACGAAGTGGTGTGTCGGGTGTTCGGTCATCGGCTCTCTCCGGTGTTTGATCCTGTCGCTACATTGCGGCAAACGTGGTGCCGCGTCAAGGGTCTTTTTTGTGCCTTGACGGCGCTTTATTTTTCGCGTAATGTGGAGCCATGAAAACAGCATCAGAAATCATTCAGAAGATCGGCAACGTGCGCATTAAAGCCGCGATGGGTGTGAATGACCGGGTTATCCGGCGTCATGCCCAAAACGGCATCCTGCCCGCGTCATGGTTCGACTTCTGCGAGAAAGCAACACGGCGGCGGCTGGATCGGCGCTTGTTCAGTTTTAAGGGGGAACGGGAGTGAGTTGGCAACCGATTGAGAGCGCGCCTGCTGATACGGCGGTAAGGCTTGGGAAGTATGTTGACAACTATGACGGCGCGCCAAAATGGCGAACCGATGTAGGTGTAGTATGGAAAACGGTTGTTTCACCATGGCTTCGAATCAAAAGCATCAAGCGCAATCCGTATCGTGAAGATTACACCCACTGGCAACCCCTTCCCGCACCACCCACCACCTAACTGCCCGCCGCCCGATCCCTGTCGGTGCGGCCAACTACCCGGCGATGCGATCATGTGTCGCCGGGGTTTTTATTGGAGGCAACACCATGACCCCCGCCACCCACATACGCACCCTTCCCGACGACTGGACCGCCGCGCAAGACTGGGCGCTGTGGTCTGGCCTCGGCATGGGCTACGGCATCATCGCTATATCCTACGCTGTCGGAAAGCCGCCTGCTGATGTGGGTGCGCGGTTTCACGCGATCACGGAGCCGTTCAAGGTCAACGGCATGGTGCCAGAGGATATGCAGGCCGCGATTGAGCGCGTGCTGCGGGGGAGGTTGAATTGACCTGGTTGATTGGGTGCGAAGAAAGCGGCACTGTCCGGGACGCGTTCCTGGCGCGCGGCATCGACGCAGTATCATGCGATCTAAAACCTACCCGCAGCCCTGGCCCCCACATTCAGGGCGATGTTCTGGAAGCAATCAACAACTTCGCATGGTCTGGGGCGATATTCTTTCCAGACTGTACCTATCTGACGTGCAGTGCAGAGTGGGCATATGGCGACGGTCCCTATCACCAGAAGGTCAAGCCCGGAACGCTAGTCGGTGCCGCCCGTCGCCAAGCGCGGGAACGGGCGATTGAGTTTGTGTTGCGCCTATGGAATTGCGGCATTGACAGGGTGGCGATTGAAAATCCTGTTGGCGTTCTGTCGTCTGTTCTGGGTCGCCCCCCGACATATCAGCCCTACGAATTTGGCGACGACGCCAGCAAGCGCACATGCCTATGGGTCAAGAGTTTGCCGACGCTTAGAACTTTGCCGTATTATAAGCACGCCCTACCGCGCATGGTGCATGGCAAGCCGCGCTGGGCAAACCAGACAGACAGCGGGCAAAACAAGCTTTCACCTGGCATAGATCGTGCGCGCGACAGGTCTGTCACATACCCCGGAATTGCGATTGCTATGGCTTCCCAGTGGGGGAGGCTGAATTGAGCGATCTAAAATTATCAGAACGGCTAAGAGTTTATGCGGCTGTTAACGGATCAACCAATCTAACTCTAACCAAAGAACAGGCCGCGTCATTAATCAGCATCTGCGAACGGCTTGAAGATAACAACGCCGATCATGAGGAAATCACGCGCAAAATCCGCAAACATCAAGCCACCGTTGATCGATTGCAGTGGCTGCAAGATATGAACGAAAGCTATCTGCAATACATCCTTCGCCTAGCGCTGTGCGTTGCAATTTCTAAGGAAATCATCAATATCTGCAAAGCGTTGGTAAACTAATCTCGGCATAACGCCGGATCGCCTGACCTTACGAGGAAGGTGCAACACGACCGCGAAAGCGGGCTTTTCGATGCGACACAAACCCCCGGCGCGGTCAGGCGCTAACCGGATTAACGCCGGGGGTTACATCGCTGCAAAGGATTTTCATGGCAGACCCAGTTAATCACCCGCCGCATTATACCGAGCACCCCAGCGGGGTCGAATGCATCAAGATAACCGAGCATATGGGGTTCAACCTCGGCAACGCGGTCAAATACATATGGCGCGCTGATCTAAAGGGGGATGCGATACAAGACCTTGAGAAAGCGGCTTGGTATATCAATAGAGAAATTGCGCGGCGTAAGGCCAAATAGCCTTGACTGTCGCTAACAATCGTCCTAATGTCAGGGCATGGAAAACAACATCATCACTGAAGTTGCGGAATACTGCGAACGCGCCGGGGTTACGCCAGTTGCGCTTGGTATCCGCGTATCGCAAAACAGCCGACTAGTAGCGCGGCTTGATCGTCGCATTGCCATCGTCGCTAAAGACACAGACAAGCTGCGGGCATACATCGCCGCCCATCCAGCCGAGGTGAAGTGATGGCGTTCTTTCTAGGCGTAGATCCGGGCAAGCAGGGTGCATTGGCTGTTCTTGACGGAGAAACGATGGCGCTGATCTGCCATGATATGCCGGATACAACAGCAGCGCTACATGATCTGGTTTGCAACCTTCCGATCATTCAGATGGCATTGCTGGAAAAGCCGTTCTTTCCGCGCATGATTGGCGTCACCAACGCCGTCAAGATTGCCGAAGCATACGGCACCCTCAAGGGCGCGCTGGCGTGGCGTTCAATTCCATGCCGCGAAATCACCCCGGCTGATTGGAAGAAGCGCCTTGGGCTGTCGTCGTCAAAATCGGCTTCGCGCGAAAAGGCCAGCATGTTTTTTCCTGACAGTTCTGATGTATGGAAGCGAATCAAGGATGATGGACGCGCCGAGGCGGCACTCATCGCATGGGTAGCAAAGGAGATGCGCAAATGACATTCTCCATCGACACAGGCGCTGACAGTATTGAAAAATACCCACTGAGATTTGGAAAGCTTGATAGTCTTGGATGGGACATATTGCAGGCTTTGCCTTTGGACCCAACACAATCTCAAATAGACGGCATGGTTTCTCAAGTTGTTATGGGTGAACTTCGCAGCCCAAAGATGGCCGCGACAACGCGCCGTAAGTTTATCGCTCTGTGGCCGATGATTGCGCAACTGGCGCTAACATCGCCTGAGGCGTTTGACGAAATTATCTTAGAATACGCTGACCGCATTTCAACGGTCAGCTGATCCGCGCCGGGGCGGCATCCCGGAATAAGTAGCAAGTAGGAAGCAACCAGATGGCAAACTTTAATATGGACCAAGGCGCAGGTGGCGGAGAAGGCCCGTGGTTGGCGTGGTCGGCAAAAGGCACGGATGATGGAAAGGTTGACCCGCGCAATTTCTACATCAGGGAAGGCGACGGGAAAACACAGTTTGACGGATTTAAGTCCGGCGTTGTCCTCGACATTGCCAACATGAAAACAGGCTGGCAAAAGGGCGAGGGCGCGAAGGGCGTGGCCCCTGAGTGGAAGTGGAACCCATCCATCAGCCAAATGGCGGCGAAGCCGGGCGACGATTATAAGAAAGGCTTCTCTATCCGCTGCGCAGTTGGAGGTGGCAAAACCGCAAACTGGGAGCAGGCTGCTGTTGGGTCTTGGAACGCATTCACAGCCCTGATCCCAGCGCTGCAAGCTGGACCGGGCGATGGCAGCTTGCCGTTGGTTCGCATGACTGGGCATAAGATGGAGCAGTTCGCCAAAGGCTCTACTGCAACGCCAGTTCTCGAGGTTGTTAAATGGGTGCCGCGCCCTGATTGCCTGAAAGAAGGCTTTACAGTGGCCCAAGAAGATAGCAAGCCAGCGGCGGAACAAGCAGTTGGAACCCAAGCTGCTGCTGCGGCAACAGTGCCAGCTGACGCTGAATTCTAAGTCCAAATAGACACTGAACAACGCCGCGTCCGATCAAGGGCGCGGCACTATCATATAGGAGGCGGGTAAATGCAATTTTACCAAAATCACCCCGACGAAGCCGTGAACATCGCGGCGTTCACGGCAATCATCACAAACTTTCCGGGGCTATCACTGTTTCAGCCAAACGCTGACAAAGCCCCTTGGCACGTCCAGACAATTATAGAATATGGACAATATCCGATCTGGCTGAACTTCTGGCCGCACAAGCTCAAGGCCCAACGCGAGGGCTGCAAGGCTGTTGAGGGTGCAATGGCTATCAGACGGCTTATAGAGCAAGCCTATGACGACGCCAGCGCCGCACCATCCGATGATCTCGACTTGATTGAGGGGCTGTAACGTGGTGCCGCAAGAAGTTATAGCCCCGAATGCGGAAGCCATCCGCGCAGACCTAAAATACATGACAAGGCGCTGGGGCGAGTTGCACACGGCCTGCATGTTTGAAGTCCGTGCATTCAAAGAGAATTGCCAGCCTCAAGTGGTGAAGTATGCCCCAGACTGGATCGACGGGCCAGAAGGTGCGGTGCAGTTTATCGTTGATCTGAACTCGCGCGGGTATAACATTTATGCAGTCCGAAATCCGATAAATCCGACCCGATCTGGCAGCGCGTCAGATGCGGATATCGTAGCCGCATTCTTCTTGTGGGCGGATTGCGATGATCCAGCCGCAGCGGGCAATGTCCTGCGGTTCGACGGGCCGAAATGGTCGGCTTCGGTCGTTACCGGGACAACCCCAAGCACGCGCGCGCACACCTATTGGGAGCTGGCAGAGCCTTGCACCGATATGGTGGAGTGGCGTGCGATGCAGGCGACCATCGCCGCGCATTTCGCCTCTGACCCCAGCGTGATCAATCCGAGCCGCATCATGCGTGTAGGCGGGACCGTCAGCTATCCAGATACCAAGAAGCAAGGCCGTGGTTATATCAACGAAGTGACGGAACTGCGCACGGAATACGCAGACCCACGCGCACCAGTTACAATGAGCCAGATGGCGCGCGTATTCGGAGAGCGAGAACCAGCCGTGCGGCAAAGTCTCTCATCCGCCGCAACACCATCTAGGCGCAACACGGGCACGTTCAACATAGATACGGGCAGCACTGCCGCGCCCCTAGACCGGGAACGCCTTGCCATTCAGGCAACGTCAGGCATGGACTGGCACAACGCTGTTATACGGCTCGTGGCCTCATATGTTGGCAAAGGTCTGTCAGACGATGAAATCCACGCGCTGACACAACCACTCACCCTTTCGGGCTTCACGGGCCATCAGACGGCGCAGGAAGTGCAGACGGCTATTGACGGGGCGAGGCGCAAGGGCTGGACGCCAGAGGCTACGTTCACGCCAAGCTTTGACCATGCCCCCGCATCGCCAGAAGCCGCGCAGAGCATGTCATTCGATGCGCCGCCGCTAATGCCGCAATGGCGGCTGCAAAGCGCCGAAGAATTCACCCGCGACTTTGTAGCGCCTGAATATCTTATAGATGGAGTCATCCAGCGCGGGCGTCTCTATACCCTGACAGCCCCAACAGGCAGCGGTAAGACCGCTGTGATGCTCTACATCAGCACCGCAATGTCTCGCGGTGAAAATGTCTGTGAACGCGAAACCGAAGCTGGCGACGTGATCTATATGGCGGGCGAAAACCCGGATGACGTGCGGGCGCGCATGATCGCAACAATGGAAAAGCAAAACATATTGCCGCAGGATTGCCGCCTGCACTTTATTGCGGGAACCTTCAATATCCGAAAAGATATGGATCTGATCCACGCCAAAATCGCAGAATTGCCAAACGTCACAATGGTCGTAGTGGACACTTTGGCGGCATACTTTGATGGCGAGGACACAAACAGCAACGCCATGATGCTCGACTTTGCCCGCGTGCTGAGAACGATCACTACCGCCAAATCAAAGCCCGCTGTCATAGTCCCCGCGCACCCAGTAAAGAATGCGCTCAAGAGCAATCTGACGCCCATGGGCGGTTCTGCCTTGCTCAACGAAGTTGACGGCAACTTGTGCCTATGGAAGCGCGAGGCGGCGGTAGAACTGCATTGGCAGGGCAAACACCGAGGGGCAGAATTCGACCCCATTATGTTTGAGTTGGTGGGTGTCAAATCTGACCTTGTGAAGGACAGCAAAGGGCGACTCATGCCAACAGTCATGGCTATACCGCTTGACACTTCAAGGGCCATAGAAATTGCTACCGTGTCCATGACTATGGAGGATCGCCTGCTGGTCAACATCAACGCGTATCCGCAGCAATCAGTGCGCCAGCGGTGCGTAGAAATCCGGCTGGTCAACGATCAGGGGTTTGCAAAGGTTTCGACCATGGCGCGCATCTTGAAAAAACTGCGCGAAGAAAAGCTGATCGAGGACTTGCGCGGATATTTTGAACTCACGGCGCGAGGCAAAAAAGCATTGGAAATCCTGCTAAACGAAGGGACAAAAGTTGATCCAGACCTATGAAAACATGGATGTTCCAGCTGTTCCAAAAACTGTTCCAAACACCCCCTTTGGAACACCCTTGGAACACCCTTTGGAACAGTGTTCCAATGCGGAACAGTTTGGAACACTTTGACTTCAAGTTGTTGATACTAAATGTAAAAAAGTGGAACAGCGTTGGAACAGTGGCGGAACGCGCCAAAAACTGTTCCACACCCCCCGTTTCTTATAACGGGGGTGGGTTTGGAATGATGATCAATCTGGAACAGTTGGAGTAATCGAAAATGAAGCACCATCGCAAAGCCCGCCCTGATCGGCTTCTGACGCCGGGGGCTACAAAAGATGAAATCGTGAAGGATCACGCCGCAGCCCCTTTCGACCGGGTAGCCATAGAGATGGAGCGGATGTGGGGCGTGGACTGCCTGCCCGGTCTTGTCTCGCCAGTCACGGCGGAAAAATACGGGCGCGCCGTGGCACACCTCAATGATCGGATCAATGAGGGGACGCCTGCCGAGGTTGCAGCTGCCGCTACAAACTGCATCAAGGGTATGACCGCTATGGATGCAGAGGCGCGCAGCCTTGGTCGCCAGCCGATCACACCAGATGTGTTTGAGTATGAACATGAGGGCCATCACTTCGGTATCGTGCGCGATGTGACTGTTGCGGCCATCGCAGAGGCGCAGAGGCCCGGCATAACCATCTACACCATGCGCGAGGTTGCCATAGCCTTGCACGCCGCCCGCCACGCCGTATCCGCCGTTAAGGACGCATTCCCCGGCGCGGCAGTCACGGCGATCAGATCGACCATTGGCGAGGATATCGACGATGAATTGCCCTATTGAGGAGAAACCCAAAATGACCCGCTACCTCCTCGAAAACACCAAGGCAGGCGCATACATTTGGTACGCCAGTGAGGCCCAAGCCAAGCGCGCTTCGGCTGCAATGGGGTGGTGCGATTATTCGATAACTTCCCAGAAAACCGTTTGACCCAGCGCGGAATAGGCGGCATGATATGCAAGCGCGGCCCTGACCCGGATTGATCCCCGAACGTCACCAGCTGCTTTCTCCCCAGCTTTGGGCCGCGCGCAATGGGAGAATGGAGATGCGAAATGAAATTCAGATACTGGCTGGCAAACTTCATCAGCGGCGGCGAGTTGATGCGGGCGCAATACATGGAAGTCGCGAATGCGCGCTTGTTGGGGCGCGAGGAGGCCAAGGTTGCCAAATGTCAGCGTGAGGCCAATGAGGGTTGGGCAACAGCGACGCTTCGGATGATTGCCCTGCAAGAAATCGCCGCTATGCCCACACCCAAGGCCAACGCCACAGTCCGACGCATGGCTGCTGTAGCACGGGAGGCTTTGGAATGAAAGACCTCACCAAAATCAAAGCGCCGCTCGGCTTGCTCGGAAAGAAAACAAGCAAGGCGCTGCGGGCGCATTCGGGGCCGATTGAGGTTTGGGATTGTGAAAAGGGATGGGAAATTGTTACCGCCCCTATTTGGCTTATGGATTGCGTCTACCGCGTCAAGCCGACCAATCTTGGCGTAGCACCATCCGGTGATGGGTGTTCTGACGACACTGATGCGGTGCGGTCCATTCTTGACGACCCGCTTACAGGCCGCGCTTATGCCAGCCCCCTCAATCATGCAGGGTGCGACACGCCTGCCGCCATCTTCGCAGCGGTGAAGGAATGGCAGGAGTCGCGGGTGGCGCTAATGAAGCCTATGCCGAGGGAAGAGGTGTTTTCCACGCATGATCTGATGCAGGCTGCGATTGAGAAATTGGAAGCCCTGAGGTTGCCATCATGACCGAACAGCAAAGCGAGTGGGGGCCTTGGATCCAGCATGACGGCAAGGGATGCCCGTGTGTGGGGGCGTATGCTGAGGTAGATCATTTTTCAGAGTTGCTTGGGTTAAAAACAGGGCTTATTTTGCCGAGCGTTGTTGGGGAAATTGGCTGGGATGGTAGGCCGAGTGATAGCAACGTCATCCGCTTCCGCATCCGCAAACCCCGCGCCCTTCTGGACCTAATCCAAATGATCGCAGACCTTCCCGCCCCAACCACAACACCAGCGCCGGGGGTGATAGCGTGAAACCCACACCAATCACCCAATTTCGCACCATCACCGCCACCCGCGTCATGCCGCCGCTGCCGCCCAAAAAGCCGCCAGCATACGCCGCACGCCTTGCGCAGCATATCGCCATGGGCAGAACCCCAGCGCAGGCAATGGCCCTGATTGAGCGGTCAGAGCAACCGGGAGCTGGGCGCTTGCCAACAACCACCCCAATCGACATGGGCGGTAAAGGCAAGTCACGACTGAGTATCACAGCGCCGGATCTGGTCATGCCGCACATGACCCGCGACTGGCAGATCATCACGCCTGAGTTATCCACCAAGATCGGCCTGCATCCCGAAAGCGTCCGCCAAGCCCTCAAGCGCCTATCGCAGGCAGGGCGCATCGAGTGCAAGCGCACCAACGGATCATCTCCTAGCATGTGGAGGCTGGCGTGATGGCATATCTCAAGGGTCAGCTTAAGGCCAAAGTCCTGCCTCTATACGATGGCAAGCGCGGATCGTGGGAAATCGCGGATATGATCGGATGCAATCGCACGGACGTAAACCAGGTGCTTCGCCGCGCCAAACTCAAGGTCATCTGGGCAGGCCGATCAGACCGAGAACGCCGCGCCCAATATCGCGCATGTGCAGACGCAGGCATGACAGCCCATGAGTGCGGCGAAAAGCTTGGCGTAAGTATTCACGCGGTGCGATCCATGGCTAGGGTTCTTGGCATCAAGTTCACGCCCAAGACAGAGCATCTAAACTGGATGCGCAACAACCCGCCAAAGCCACGCGTTGCTCTATCTGCATCACCAAAGGCGGTCGCAAAATATATCAAGTCTAGTGCGACCTGACACTCGAAACAGGCGAAAAAATCGCCGCCTGTGCAAAATAGCTGTTGACCGTGACGCGTCACGCTGTATAGTGAGGGTATAGAGACAACGCAAACCGGAGAGAACAAAATGAACACGATCGAGCAAGCACACGAAGCATTCAACGCCGCAGTCGAAGCCCAGAAATCCTTGCCGACGCGACCAGCAACTGCGGATGAAGTTGCTGCAAGCCTTTTTGGACCGATGCTCGGCGGTTTTGATGTGTGTGCTGATGATGCGGAGTTTGATCGCTTGGAAGCAGTTAAGCGCACAGCAATCAACTTTGTACGCGATAACAGCCCTGTTGAATATTTTGATCCGCAATGAGCATGACAGACGCCCAACGCAAAGCCAAGGAACGCCAGCGCCGAAAAGAAGCTGGCGAAACGCTTGTCCGGGTTTGGGTGACGCCAGATAAGCTTGAAGCGGTAAAGCAGGCCATCGCAGACGCCCTGACCAGCGGGTAAATGCTGGCGGATTATGCGGGGGTGCCAGTGCCTCATTCACTTAACTCCGCAAGCCGCGCAAACCCTTCCTCTCAGGGCGAGGCGCGGCATGATTTACAACGCAGCGGAATGTGATAGTATAACATTTCCTAGTAGGGAAATATCATGTCTAACCCAAACCCATCGCCTTCAACGCGAATTGGCGCGCCAAATGGGCCAAAGCCGGGGAAAACAAGCGAGACGGCAAAGCTTGAGGTTATCAATTCAAGCACGGCAATGCGTATTCGCAAGCGCCTGCTTGATGCAACAGAGGCACGGCTTGTTGAAATGTCCACCGAGGAAGTCATGGCATTGATTGAGCCTGCCATGCTAAAGCTGCTGACCGACAGCGAAACCCGTGGGCTTGGCGCACCTGTGCAGCCTGTTGATCATTCCAGCACCGATGGCACCATGACGCCGAAGCCTGCGCTTGATATGTCAAAGCTATCGCCAGAGGCTATGGCGGAAATATTGGCCGCTGCCGATGCAACTAAGCGCGAATGACATTGCAGAGATTGAGCGGGAATATTGCCGTCAGTCGCTTGCACACTTCGCCAAGCGCGCATGGCAGGTTCTAGAGCCGTCAACGCCGCTGCGTTGGGGATGGGCGCTAGACGCGATCTGTGAGCACTTGGAGGCCGTCTCTGCGGGGGATATCAAGCGCCTGCTGATGAACGTGCCGCCGGGGTCTATGAAATCCCTGCTGACGGGTGTGATCTGGCCAGCATGGGAGTGGGGGCCGCGTAGGCAGCAGGCATTGCGCTATCTCGGCACTGCGCACGCCGCGCACCTTGCCGTGCGGGATAACTTGAAATGCCGCCGTCTTATTCAATCGAAATGGTATCAGGACCACTGGCCCGTGATGCTCACCAGCGACCAAAACGCCAAGACCAAGTTTGAGAATGACAAGACAGGCTTTCGCGAGGCAATGGCATTTGAGGGTATGACAGGTTCGCGCGGTGATCGTGTGATTATTGATGACCCGCACAGCGTTTCAGATGCCAACAGCGTGGCTAAGCTGGATGCCGGAGTGCTGACCTTTCGCGAGGCCTTGCCGTCACGCGTCAACAATGACCAGTCCGCCATTGTGATCATCATGCAGCGCTTGAATGAGGGCGATGTATCGGCGGTGGCAATGGATCTGGGATATGATCACCTCTGCATTCCGATGCGTTATGAATTGACCAATCGCCAGCCGACAAAGATCGGCTGGACCGATCCGCGCAAGGTTGACGGCGATCTGATGTTTCCAGAGCGGTTTTCTGAGGAGCAGGTGAAAGAGTTAGAGGCATCGCTTGGCGTTTATGCCGTAGCAGGCCAATTACAGCAAAGACCATCCCCGCGCGGTGGCGGGCTATTCAAGGATGAGTGGTGGCAATATTACACCGTCCCGCCAATGATGGAATATCGCGCCATTTATGTTGATACGGCGCAAAAGACAAAGCAAGAGAACGATTATTCCGTGCTGGAATTGTGGGGGAGGTCAAAAACAGGGCAGGCCTATTTGCTGGATTTGCACCGAGGGAAATGGGAAGCACCAGAGTTACTTGTGCAGGCCCGCGCGTTCTGGGCCAAGCATAAAGCCGGAGCCGCGCCGCTGCGGGCAATGAAGATCGAGGACAAGATATCAGGCACCGGGCTAATCCAGACCCTCAAGCGCGAAGGCATTCCGATCATTGCTATCCAGCGCGACCGCGACAAAATCAGCCGCGCCCATGATTCTGCACCAATGATCCAAAGCGGGAATGTCTATCTGCCCAGCAATGCCGCATGGCTGTCAGAGTTTCTGGCAGAGGCTAGCAAGTTTCCCAACGCCATCCATGACGACCAATTAGACCCGATGATGGACGCCATTGCTGATCTTCTGACGGTCCCCGGCGCTCAATTCTATGCGTTGTAAGCCGAGCCTAGCGTAACCGCGTGTTATGCTATAACATGTCGAAAACCTATTCAGGAGCAATGCCGCATGGCTTGGCCGTTTGCCCGCAAGATCGAAGTCAAAGAGCACCCGACCGGAGCCGCGTTTTTCTCACCAGGCGGGCCATCTTGGGCGCGACAATCCAACCGCGTTGCCTTTGTTGAGGAGGGCTATCAGCTTAACGTTGTGGTCTATCGCGCCGTGGCTGAAATAACCCGCTCAGTGTCAGATCTGGTGATTGAGGTTATTTCCGGGGACGATCCTATTGAGAGTCATGCCGCATTGGCGTTGTTGGCGCGGCCAAACCCAACGCAAGGATGGGATGGCTTTATCGCAGAGGCGTTCACGAATTACCTGCTGACCGGGGAAATTGGCATTGTCCGCTATCCTGAGACTGGCAAGATCACCGAGTTGTGGAACCTGAACCCGATTTACATCAAGGTAAATCCCGGCAAGGGCGGTATCCCTGCGTCCTACGTTTACGAGCAAAACAACGTCAAGCGCGAGTTCCCCTGTGATCGCATCACAGGGCAGTCGCAGGCGTTCTTCTTGAAGATGTACAACCCATTGGACTATTGGCGCGGGCAATCGCCCCTCATGGCGGCGGGCATTGCGGCTGATACGCACAACGCCGGGATGCGGTGGAATTACAGCCTGCTTCGGAATAGCGCGCGGCCTTCGGGGCTGATCAAGCTTACCGCCGATGCAGGCGGGGAAGTCATAGCGCGGCTGAAAGAGTGGTTCAAATCGGCGTTCCAAGGCGAGCATAACGCCGGACAAATCCCGGTCCTCCCCGCTGGTGCCGAATGGGTGCCGATGGATAACAGCCCCAAGGATATGGATTTCACTACAACGCAGAAAGAGGCGGCAAAGCTGATAGCCTCGGCGTTCGGCGTGCCTCTGCCTCTGATCGACAATGACGCCAGCACGTTCAACAACCTCGAGCAAGCCAAAGAGCGGCTTTACACCGATACCGTCTTGCCGTTGTTCAACAGCTTCCTGTCGCAGTTCGGCGCGTGGTTGCTGCCATCATACGGCAAGGGGCTGTCTTTCCGCGTGGACATGGACAAGATCGGCGCGCTTGAGGCCATGCGAGGGCGGTTATACGACCGTATGCTTAAGGGCGTATCATCTGGCGTTCTGACCGTGGACGAGGCGCGCGAGGCAATGGGCTATGAGCCGCTTGGCGATGACGACATGCAGAAAGAGGATGTAACCAAAGCAATGAAGCTTCTTGCCTATGGCGAGTGATCGCGAAATAGCCCGTGCGCAGTGGCTTGATCAGGTCAAGGTTATCCGCCGCAATGAACGCAGGCTCGGAAAGGTGTTCCCCGCTGTCTACGAGGCCGCTATAGCGCGATGGGTGCTATCCGGTGCTGTGGTTGTGCCGATTGAGGCGCAGCGTGATCTAGGGGCTGTTATGGTGCGCATGTGGCGCGAGGCTGTATTGACCGGGGCTGCTTTCCCGGTCGAACAAGAAAAATCAGCCTTTGCTATGATGGAAACAAAGGCCGAGGCAGAAACGCTATTCGAGCATATCATGCGGGCGTTCATTGATCGGTTTGGCGGGTATAAAATCACGCAGATCATCAATACAACCCGCGATCAGATCACCCGCGCGATTGATCGTGGCGTGCGTGATGGGTTATCGGTGGATGAGATTGCGGCAACCATGCGGCAAACTGTGCCAGCCCTATCCCGCACGCGGGCGCATGTGATTGCGCGCACTGAGGTTCACACTGCCGCCATGTATGCAAGCGAGGCGGTGGCTAAGACTGCTGTTGCACCTTTGAACAAGCGATGGGTATCGGTATTCGACAGCCGGACGCGCGATTTTGGCGAAGTTGACGGAGTGGTCGATGAATTTAATCACCGCTTTATGAATGAGGTCACGGTCGGGCCGGATCAGTTGTTTGAGGTGCCAAGCAAGAATGGGGCAGTGGAATTAATGACAGGGCCGGGTGACCCGAACGGATCTGCGGCGAACGTAATTTCTTGCCGATGCGCTCTCATTTATCGCCGTGTGGGGCGACCGTGGCCGAAAACAGGCGAGGTCTAGGCGATGGCAAATAGTTATGTTATAACTGCGCAAACGCGAGGGCATCATGGCTGATCAGTTTCTAAGCACGCAACCGAATATCAACAGCAGCGCGCAGGGTGCGATTGTGGTTACGCCGCATAACACGAATGCGCTATCCAGTCGTATCAGGGGCCTAACGATTAACGTCGCTGGCACGGTTTCGTTCATCGGGTGGGATGGCTTAATCTCCACCACCGACACGCTGCCGATTGGCACATACGCGATCTTTGCCACGCATATCCGCGCGACTGGCACCACGGCAACTGGGCTGACGGGGTGGCTCTGATGGAATTTAAGTCAATCTCTCTGGAGCTAAAGGCCGATGCGCAGGGCGTTGTTTCCGGCTATGGGTCGGTATTCGGCGGGGTTGACGCTTACGGCGATACGATGATGCCGGGGGCCTTTACTAAGTCACTCACCAAGCGCAAGCCCAAGATGCTCTGGCAGCACTCTATGGATGAGCCTATCGGCGTCTGGGATGAGGCACGCGAGGATGGCAAGGGCCTGTATCTGCAAGGCCGTCTTGCGCTTAAAACGCGCAGCGGCGCGGAGGCGGCAGAGCTGGTCGGCATGGGCGCGATGGAGGGCCTATCGATTGGCTTCCGCACCGTTGCTGATGAGGTTGTGCAAGGTGGCACGCGCCTGCTGAAAGAGGTTGATCTGTGGGAAGTATCGTTTGTGACCATCCCCGCCGATCAATCCGCGCTTATCCACAGTATTAAATCGCAGATGACAGAGCGGTCTTTCGAGGCTATGCTGCGGCAACAAGGTTTCTCCCGCTGGGATGCAAAGATCATCACGGCGGACGGATGGAAGGCATGGCAAGAGAAGCGGGACGCTTCGGGCTTTGACCTTGACAACGCAGATCAGCGGGACGCTGAGGCAGAGTTGAAAAACCAACTGCAACAACTCCTGAAAGGTCTGTCAAATGTCTGACATGAGCGAAATTAAAACTCTGGTCGAAGGGGTGAACACCGCGTTCGTCGCCCTGCGGGCGGATGTTGACGCGGTGAAAAACCGCGATGTGGTCGATGAGGCCAAATTCGACAAGATGGCCGCGCAAGTTACCGGGGCCATGGAAAAGCTGCAAGCGATTGAGCAGAAAGCCGCAGCCGCTGAGGCCAAAGCTTCCGCACTCGAAGCTGTCATTCAGCGTGGCGATATGGGCGGCAACGGCAAGGCCGATGAAACCAAAGCCCGCGCTGATCTGAACGCTTTCGCGCGCAAAGAGGGCAAAACGTCTCTCGAAATCCGGGCTATGTCCACGGACAGCAACCCGAATGGCGGCTATCTGGTGATGCCTGAGCTTTCGGCAACCGTGGTTAGCCGTGTGTTCGAAACCTCTCCCATCCGTATGATTGCCAATGTTGAGCAAACCGGGGCCAAATCCCGCACGTTCTTGATTGACGATGATGAAGGCACTGCGGAATGGTCGGGCGAAAAAGCCATTGCGACGGAAGATACCCCGCAAGTCGGCCAGAAAGAAATCGTGGCGCATGATATCACCGCCAAGATGAACGCTACGGCTGACATGCTGGAAGACGCTTATTTTGATCTGTCAGGCTGGCTGCAAGGCAAGGGCGCGGACAAGATTGGCCGCAGCGAAAACACTGCATTCTTCACTGGCAACGGGGTCAACAAACCGCGCGGCTTGCTGACGTATGCGGCTTGGGCTTCGGCTGGTGTTTACGAGCGCGATAAGATCGAGCAAATCAACTCTGGTGCGGCAACCACCTTTACCGCAGATGGCTTGATCGACATTCAAGGCTCACTGAAAGAAGATTATCAAGCCTCTGCGGTGTGGCTGATGAAGCGCATGTCCTATGCGCAGGTGATCAAGCTGAAAGGGGCCGACAACTTCTACTTCGGCCAAACCCTGCTGAAAGACGGCAACACCGGGATGCAAATTCTCGGCAAGCGCGTTGTGTTCTGCGACGACATGCAGGCACACGGCACGGGCGGCAACCTGATTGCGGCTTACGGCGACTTTGGCCGTGGCTACACGATCCTTGACCGGATCGGCTTGCAGGTCTTGCGTGACCCCTACACTGCGGACCCCTACACTATTTTCCGCTTGCGCCGCCGCACGGGCGGGGACGTGACTTCTTTCGACAGCTATAAGCTGTTGAAGGCTTCGGTATAAGGATACCTGACCATGGCAAAATTCGACACTCTGAACGACGCCTCTTGGGTCTTGCTCGGCAAGCTGACCTTTTCCGGCACTGCGACTGTGGTGACTCCTCTGATCGATATGCAGGGCTATGACGCCTTGGATATCGCAGTGATCAACGCGACCATCAACGACGCTGGCGCTGCGGCTGGTCACACGATCAAGTTGCAAGAAAGCGACCTGACCACGGCTGTCAGCTTCACCGATGTTGCCACCGCCAACGGCGTCAACGGCGCTGTTACGGTGTCGACCACCTCGGACGCGGATGACGACAAAATCGCTGGTGTGCTGGGCTATGTTGGTGGAAAGCGCTACGTTCGCGCATCCGGCACTGGCACTGCGCTGTCTGACGGGATTGTGTACGTCTTGGGCCGTCGCTCGCGCGGTGGTATCGCCAAGCCGCCGACCATTGTTGGCACTGCAACCGCAGCAACCTGATCTTTGCAGATGGGCGGGGAAACTCGCCCATTCACCAAGCGCAGGGGTTTGATGTGAAGCTGTCTGAAATAATCAATAATATCAGGGCCGCATCGTTCGCTGAGAAGTCAGTTGCGCGCATTGCTGGCGTGGCTGGCGGCATTGATGTGACATTGCCATATCTGCAATCCGGCTGGGCGAATTATGCGGATAGCCAATATACCGTAGGTTCGCCGCGCGTGATCTTGGCGGGGGTTCGCACGCAGATAACAATCAACGGGTTGGGCGCGGCGACTAATATCACCTACGCAAATGGAATGCACTCGGATGTGTGGTCTGGCAATATATTCAAGCCATCTGCCTTGGGCGAGGCGTTTACGGTTCGGCTTGGATGCACGATTGCGCAAACTAATTCAGGCACCGGGGCATATGTTAATTTTGAGACTGACATTGGAACGCCCGGAGTTCCGTTTATCGCATCATCGACAAGCCTTTCACTGCTTAAGGGGCAGGGCATTGCTACACAGCTAACGCTCTCGACGCCGTTCTTTTGCTTGGATACATTCGGGCTGAATGGGGGTAAGCTTTATATCACGCCAAACGTTGATATTACGGCTTGGGGTTTCTCAATCTTTATCCAGAGGACGTTTAAGCCGTGACCTATAACCGCCGCACCGTTTTAACCATCACGCCGCCGTCTGTGCTACCTATCTCGGTTGCGGATGCAAAATCGTTTCTCAATGTCGAAGGCACGGCGGATGATGTGCTAATCGAGGCGTTTATCAATGCTGCGGCAGATGCAATTCGTCAGTATTGCAAGCGGTCATTGTCACCGGAAACCCTTGAGTTGCGCATGGACGGCTTTCCGACGGCTAGCCTTGATCGGCTGGACCGATTGGGGCCGGGGGTGCATGTTGTATCCTACCCATGGATGCTTGGGTCGCCGGATGTGATTGACTTGCCATTCGGGCCTGTTGCCTCGATCACCAGCATTACCACCTATGCGCGTGATAACACTTCGGCGGTGTTTGACGTGGCGAACTACGGCTTTGACATTGGCCGGGTGTATCTGAATGAGGGCGCGGTTTGGCCGTCAGATATTCGACGCGCTGATGCTGTGGCAATCCGATATGTCTCTGGCGCATCCCCAATCCCGTATGCCATCCTGCAAGCCATGCGCACGCATGTTGCGGCGATGTATGAATGCAGGGAAGGCTGCGAGATGCCTGCCGCGTGCAAGGCCATGCTGGGGCCGTATCGTCGCTTGGATCAGATGGGTTTTGAATGACCATCGGATGCGCACCATACCCAATCGGGGCCTTTCGCCAAACAGTCTCGATTGAGGCCAAAACACGCACGCCAGACGGTCAGGGTGGGTTTACCGTGGGCTGGGCTGCGCTGTCGGGGTCCAGTACGCGCGCGATGATCACGGCGGCACCGGGAAATGAGAAGTGGGGCTTTATGCGGCAGGTTCCGGGCAACACCCTGAAAATGGTGACGCGGTATTTCGCGGGGGCGTCGGCGGCGCAGCGGGTGATCTGGAAGGGCAAGGAATACGCAGTGCTTGGGGTTGTGGACCCTGATGGCATGGCGAACTGGCTGGACTGGCGATTGAGCGATGGGGTGGCGTCATGACCACCATCGGCATCAAGCTTGACGGCATGGCGCAACTGTTGGGGCAGCTTAAGGCGCTCGGTGCAGATGCTGACGATGTGGTGATCAACGCGATCACGGATATTGTGACCGACACGCACGCCTATGCCGTTCAAGGCATGGCCGCAGGTGGTGGCGGTCGGGTCTATGAGAAATACAAACCGCGCCGCACGCATCAGGCATCTGCGCCGGGGTCTTATCCTGCGACAGACACGGGGCGGCTGGCATCATCGGTGCGCATGATCCTGCCAACGGCTTCGGCTATTGTTGGCGAGGTCGGAACGGCGGTGAAATACGGCGCATGGCTGGAATTCGGCACGTCCCGCATGGCCGCACGCCCGTGGTTGTTACCGTCATTCGAGCGTGCCAAGATCGGGGTTGAAAAGGAAATGAAGCTGCGAATTGAGGCGCTGACAAAATGAGCTTTCTCAACATCGCGCAACAGATCATTTTCGACCGCCTGACCGGGAATATCGGAGGCGCAAATCTATTTGACACCGCGCCATTCTTGCCGGAGGGCGCACCTGCAACCACATTCCCATATGTCGTAATTGGCAATGATACATCGGTGCCGTTTGATACGGATGATCAGGTTGGCGGTGAAATCACCGTGACCGTTCATTTCTGGTCACGCGCCGAAGGGTTTAATCAGGTTAAAACCATCATGCAGGCCGCATATGATCGGCTCAACCGCGCGGCGCTTTCCAAAACAGGCTATGTTGTGTTAGATTGCCTGCATGAGTTTTCCGAGGCGATGGATGATCCTGATGGGGTCACAAAGCACGGAATACAACGATACAGATTGACCATTCAGAAGGGGTCTTAAAATGGCTGGCCATAATGGACGCGAACTAACGATTGATTGGGACAGCGTAACCTTGGTTGGTGTTCGCACCAAGGGTTATACGGTCACGAATGACTATGTGGATGTGACAACCGATGATGATGAAGGCTGGCGCACCCTGCTTGCAACCCCCGGCTTGCGCAGTGTTGAGCAAACAGTTGGCGGTATTACATCAGACCAAGTCTTGCTTGCGGCGATCATGGCCGCAAACGTTTCCGCAGAAACACTGACAACCAATCTGCCAACAAGCACTGGCGGCAGTCTTGAGGGGTCTTTCCTGATCTCGTCCTATGAAGGTACAGGTGAGCATGATGGGGCTTATGAATTCACCGCTACGTTCATGTCCTCGGGCGTGATTACCTACACGGCAGGCACGCCATAATGCGGTCAATGACAGCGGAATTCGGCGGGCTGCATCTGGAATTGGCGGCAACGTTTGGGGCGGCCCGTGATATTGCCAAGCAGGTTGCCGATCCTCTCGCCATCGCGCGCGAGGCGGCACTTGAGGCCATGATGGGGCAGGTTGGGCAGGTCTATCACCCGAAGTTTTCATTCACGGTCGAGAATGTCCCTGTGATCATTCACATCGGCGCAAAGGCTGCGGGTGAAAAGGCAACGTTGGGCCAAATCCAAGAGGCGATGTTTGACGCGGGGTTGCTGGTGGGCAAGGCGATTGCCTCCGACTATCTGGCCTTGATCGTCACGCCGAGGAACCAAGAGACGCCTGATGCCAGTGATGAGGGTAAGGAACAGCCGGGGGAATAACATGGGCGGCGTTTGAGCGATCTGCGTATCAAGCCGCCCGCGCGTGGGAAATGCAGCCGAGTGAGTTCTGGGGGTTGCCTGTTTACGATTGGTGGGTGGAGTTCGATGGCAAGGTTGTAGAGCAACGGCGGATTAAGGAAATCTCGGGGGTCAAGGCAGGCAAAGACGGCGGATTTAGCAAAGCCCAATGGGACAAGGCGCGCAAGGAACACAGGGAAAAGATGAATGACCGAACTTAGCGCGCTGAATATCAAGATCACGGGCGATGCTGGCGACCTGAAAGCGGCTGTTGCGGCGGCTAATGGTGACTTGGCTAAGTTGGCTGCTGGGGCTGAGGCTGCGGGGCTTAAGGTTAGCGGGTTGGGTAATAAATTCAACCAAGTCGGCGGGTCCGCATCCGGTATTGCCCCAAATCTGCGCAACGTATCCATGCAACTTTCCCAAGTTGGGCAGCAGGCAATGGTTACTGGCAATTTTGCCCAAGCTCTTGCTATCCAGTTGCCCGATATCGGGATTATGTTTGGCGCGGTTGGCGCTGCGGCTGGTTTGCTGGCTGGCATTGCGCTGCCGATCCTCGTTTCAGCATTCAGCACAACAAGTGAGAAAGCTCTGGCCTTGGCATCGGCCATGAAGGAGTTGGCATCTGCAACCGAGGCATTTCGCATTGCATCCGCCGCCATTAAGATGGGGATTGACCAAGAGGAAGTGCTGATTGTCCAGCAGTTGAATGATCTGTTGCGGCAACGGAAAGCGCTTGAGGAACATATCGCGCAAGGCATTAAGAATGCCAAGGATACATCGCAGCTACAGCTCAATACAATCAACGCCACCATTGCGCCGCTAGAGGCACAGCTTAAGGCTTATCGCCAAGCCCGCACCGAATTGGACCTTGCCAAAGCCAAGCTGAACGCTGTTAAGCAGAACGTTGGCGAAATCTATGATGCCATTGTGCAGGCGAAAGATGCCATAGTGTCCCTTGTTGCCAGCGCGCCAAACAGTGGTTGGCTATCAGGCGCGATTGGTGATGCGGTGTCTTTGGCATCAACCTTGTGGGATGCAGCCGCCGCAGTTGCTGCGGTAGGCACGCCCGGTCTTGCCCCTGAAACAAGTATGCGCCCACGCCGCGCGCCACCGGGTGCAGGCGGTGTTGATTGGGGCGGACCTGATAACGCTGGCGGTGGCGGCGGCGCAACGGTAAACCCACTCATTGCCGAAATTGAGGCACTGCAATCCAGCCTCGCCACGCAAGAGCAAGCGCAGATCGACAGCTTCGCACGGCAGCAGGAAACGCTCACGGCGGCGCTAGATCAGCGATTGATCACACAACAGGAATACGCCGCACTGATGGAGGCGGCGCAGCAACAGCACTCCGAAACGATGGAGGGCATTGATGTTTGGCGCTATGGCACGGGTCTGCAAAAGGCTGGGGCTTTCCTGGGTGAAATGGCGAATGTTTTCGCAGCGGGCAATGACAAGATGCTTAAGATCAGTCGCATTGCAGGTGCAGCGCAGGGCCTAATCGATGCCTACGGGGCCTATCTCAAGGCGTTGAACGCACCGGGCGGCATGACCCCATTGCAGCGGTTGGCAATGGCTGGCGGCGTGCTTGCGGCTGGCCTGAAAGCCGTTAGCTCAATCAAGGGCGGTGGTGGTGGTGGAGGAGGCGTGTCAACGGCGGTCGCAGCTGCATCATCTGCACCGGCTGAAATGCGCACGGCGAATATCAATTTTTATGGGGGGTTCCAGCCCACGCAAGACACGATTAAGATGATCGCGGGCGGGCTGAATGACTGGCTTGGCGACGGCGGGCGTTTAAATGTGGGGGCATCATGACGATTGAAAGCACCGATGCGCGCAACATTGAGTTGGCAAACTTTGGCTATCAGAATAATCCATTTGTCGCATGGCAAAATCTTGGCGCTGCGGCCACTCTTGGCGGGACTTCCGTTGTCACTGGTGGCGATAGGGCGAATGCAGTTTCAGGGTCTACTTATGACAAGTGGAGGCCAAACGTTACCGGAACAACGGCGGTGCTGTCCTTCGATCTAGGCACGGCTACGGCCATAACCTTTGCGGCCATTGCGGCGCATAATGCTTCCGACTTTGGTGCTACGGTGTCGCTGCAAAGATCGTCGGACAATTCCACATGGACTGCAATTCTGTCCAACACGCCTGCGGATAACAAGGTTATTGGGTTCCGCAGATCCGCGTCGAATGGGGCATATAGGTATTGGCGTTTTGTGTTTTCCGACCTTACGGCTGGGGATGATTTGTCCGTTGGCGTTGCGTTCCTTGGCGACGATTTGGTTATTCCGCGCCGCATGTATCAAGGATTCTCGCCAGTTTTGACGCCTACCGAAGTGCAGCTGCAATCGAATGTAAGTGTCGGGGCAAATCTTTTGGGGTCCAGCGTGATCAGCCGAGGGTCTACTGTCGCTGTGGATATTTCGAATATCGTTCCTGCTTTTATTCGATCTGCGGAGTGGTTGGCGTTCCAGTCTGCATTTGGCGAGGGTAAGGGATTTTTCTTTGCGTGGCGTCCGCTGAAATATCCAGAGGATATATATTATTGCGCGCGCGACGGTGGAGTGATCCGGCCTGAGAATAGCGGGCCATTAGACTGGATGAATATCAAATTCAGCGCGAGGGTTTACGCAAATGGGTGAACTTGGCCGCAAACCTCTGACGCTTGTGGAAATAGATTTGCCATACTGCACGCGCACCTATGGCACTGCGCCGTGCATGGCATCGCTTGGAACTACCGGGGCGGCGAAGTGCTTCAATAGCCGTTTTACATGCCAAGACGCCGCAAACTACGTGGCGGGGACAAAAACAGTCACCTTCGCATATAACGAGGACGGCCTGCCTGATATTCCTGGCATCTTCCCCTGCCTAACCGATGTATCCAGCCGACCGGGTGAATTGAACTTATCCGGCATTGACCCGAAGTCTACTGCGCTGGGCATTCGTGCGCGCGTGACGATTAAGCTGCAAGACTTTGCAGACAACGACACATGGTTTGATAAATACCAGTCAGAACGGGTTAGCGGCGCGGCGCTGGCATCTGGTATCGGCTATCAGCCCCTAGATCGCGGCCACGCCTTATCGCGGCTATTTGCGCGTAACCCCTACTATATGGGTTTGGCAACGCGCGTGAGGCGGGGCTACGTTGGCGATGTAATTGCCGCCATGCCTACAGAGCATTACGTGATGGCCGAATTAAGCGGGCCAAACGCAGCTGGCGTTGTGCAGATCACGTCAAAGGACATTCTGGATCTGGCAGATAATGAAAAGGCGGTTTGCCCAAGCGCATCGCTTGGCAAGCTGTCTGCTGCTCTTGGAACTGGCGATGCAACACTGACACTCACCCCGGCGGGCATTGGCGCATCTGACTATGCGTCAAGCGGCTTGGCGCGCATTGGCCGAGAGATTGTAAGCTTCACACGATCCGGCGATGTTATGACCATTTCGCGCGCGCGGGAAGGCACAGACGCTTCGACACATGCCATTGGTGACGTGGTGCAGGAATGCCTTGTTCTGGATGGGCTGACAATCAACCAAGCCGCAGAGGTGGTGCTGAAATACAAAACGACAGGCTTCAATGCGTTCATTCCATCGTCAGATTGGCAGGATGAAAACGATACTTGGTATTCCGGCCTAGTCATTGGCAGGGTGATCATATCAAAGCCGACCGGGAAGAAAACGCTGATCGGTGAGCTGTGCCAGCTTGGGGTTATGATCTGGTGGGACCCTGTTGATCAGGAAATCAAGTATAAGGTCAATGCGCCACTCTTGCCGGGGGAAACCTACTATCCAATCAATGACAGCGATGCGATCATTGAAGGCACCCCCGATATTGACCGGGCTGAGGATCAGCGCATTTCTGCCCTATGGTTTTACCATGCGGTGCGGGATTGGACGGATGACACAATTTCTAGCAAAAACTTCAACAAGCTGACCGTAGCCGTTGAAAGCGAAAACCTGTATGGGCAGGACGCTTACAAAGAGATATTCACACGTTGGTTTGGCCGCAGTGGCGATGATGTGTCAATTTCGATCATCGCGGAACGGCTTCGCGCTCGGTATAGCAAGCCGCCGAATATTGTATCTGGCACGCTTGATGTGAAGGATCGGGCATCCGTAAGTCTTGGCTCTAGGCTGCTTTTTGAAAGCTATGTGCTCCAAGATATTGACGGCGCTATCTTGGCCGAGCCTGTGCAGGTTAATTTTGTTGAATACACCGATGATAGGGTGAAATTCCGCGCGGAAACGTATAGGATAGACGGGCAGTTTGCTTTCTGGCTTGATGCAGCGACGGCCCCTGCTGACTATGACAGCGCAACACCTGCGCAGCGTGCGACGGGCGCATTTTGGGGTGACGAAACAAGCCCCGGAATGCCGGGGGGCGGCGATGATTACCAATGGTTTTAGGGGCGCATAATGGCAACATATAACAGCGCGGCAGTCACAAACTCCGTTATAGCGTATCAAAAACCGATCACGCTACAGCAAGGCCGTGCGCTGCGGGACAATCCGTTGTCAATAGCAGAGGCTGATGGGACTGTGCCGCTGTCATTGCTTCCCAGTGTCAGGCTCGGGACTTTAACGACGACAAGCGGCACGACACAAACGCTTTCAGGGCTGGATCTGACGCCATATAAATTCCTGATCTGCACCATAAACGGGGTGTCAACTGCGGCTTCTGGTGCGGATTTGCAGTTTGGCGGCGCAAATGTGGCCGAGGGCATCGCCACATCCGCCGATCAATGGTATGGGTCTGTCCTGCTTGATCTATCCAATGGGGTGGCAACGGCTATCGTTTCATCCGGTATTCTGCCTCCGGTTGGCGGTGGCTTGACTGGCTATTCAACAGCTTCAACGTCAATCAGCTTTAGCCTGTTTACAAGCGCATTTGACGCTGGCTCGATCAGGATTTGGGGGGCAAAATAATGCTTGAAGTGATCACGCACGCGCCGACTGGCGAGGTTACAACCCGCGAATATACCAGCGAGGAAAACGGCGCGGCCTTGGTGGCTTGGCGTTCACGCATGGTTGTCAGCCGCTTTCAGGCGATGGCGGCTTTGCTTGATGCCGGCCTGCTGGCCGGGGTAAATCTCGCCCTTGCCGGGGCTGGACCTGTTGCGCAACTCGCTTGGGCCGAGGCTGTAGAGTTCCGCCGCAACAGCCCTACCATCGCGGCTTTGGCGGTAGGCTTGGGCCTGACAGACACGCAGATTGACGATCTATTCCGCGCCGCCGCGCAAATCACCGCATAATCGGAGCAACACATGACCGTAACCCTCGTCACCGTGACCGGAAGCCTTGAAACCCTGACGGGTGCAACGCCAGCGCTTGCGCGTCTGTGGTTTAAGCTAAACCGCCCTGATTGGAATTTGTCCGGTGATATTTTCGCGCCTGAATACACGCAGGCAACTGCGGATGTATCGACCGGGGCATTTTCGGTTGCATTGCAGGCAAGCACTGATTTTGAGGGCGGCGCATCCTATTCCGTCATTCTGAAATATCGTGAGCCGCTGGATAACAAGGATCGTGAATATACCGTTGGGCAATTCATGCTTCCATCGGGCGGGCCGTATCAGCTTGGCGATTTGCTTACGGTTCCGTTTGTCGAGCCTGTCCCGGCTGATATTCTGGCGCTGTGCCAAGCCTATGCGCTGGCCGCAGAGACTGCCGCAGCTGATGCGGCTGCGCTTTACGGCGGCACAACCACGCCTGAGGCATATGGGGCAGTTGGAGACGGCGTCACGAATGACGCGGCGGCAATAAACCTTGCTCTTGCATCCGGGCTTGCGGTTCGCGGCACGTCGCCTGTTTACGCCATCGCATCGACGCTGCAAATCCCCGCGAACGCCGTCCTGTCGTGCAACTGCATCTGGACCGGGGCCGCTAACGGCATCATGGCGCAGATCGCGGGCGATGGCGCGCGGGTCCACAACAGCAGTTTTGACGGTGATAATACGGCGCGGATTGGGATTTATGACACGGCGGGCGGGGCTATTGTCGAGGACACCGCGTTTTTCGACCTGCGATCCACTACAACCCAAGTCGTGGGTATCCACGGGTATAGCGCGGCGGCTGGGTCAATCTATCGGCGCAACACATTCGAGGATTTCGAGAGCGTTGGCGATATGACAACGGGCAATATGAATGGCGCTTGCCGAGCTGTCTTGCTGCAATGGACGGCTGACTTTACGCGCGGCTATGACGTTTATGAAAATACCGCGCGGAATATCATTGGCGAGGAGGGTGATGCGTTTCAGGTTCTGGCGATCACCGGAACGACGTTTTATTCTTCAGCTGGGTCCAAACTCCGAGATAATAAGGTGGTAAATCCATCAAAGCGCGGCTTCAAAATTCAGGCGCATGACACCTATGTTACAGATAACATTGTGAAAATGCTTATCGACTACGGGACTGGGGTTACAAATTGCATCAGCGTGCAGAGCGCAAGCCGCTGCATCGTGTCTGGCAACCATGTGA